GCACGACACCACAGCAGGGAGGCGAGCCGTGGCAACCAGGAAGACCACCAGCAGCAAGGCCAGCGAGGCCCGCGAGCAGGTACGGCAGCGGCAGTTCCCCGCCAAGGCCGGCCAGCCCGACGTGGAGGTCGACGAGCGGTCCCCGGACGGCGCCAAGGGCACACGGCACGTCAAGGAGTTCGTCGTCCTCGGCGAGGCGTGGACCGGCGAGGAGTACCAGCACGAGGCCAACAAGGCCGCGGTCCACAACGAGGCGATCCAGCGCGGCCTGCACCCGCGTGGCGAAGCCAGCTTCGACGGCTCCGAGGACCACCCTGACGGCGCGTCCCTGACTCTCACCTACTCGGTGGAGACCGTGCCGTCGTCGGTCGACGACAAGCCGGAGGACACCACCACCCCGCGCGACGTCATCGAAGACGCCGGCGGCGACACCAGCAGCAGCAAGGCCGAGGGCTGACATGGTCGACGCCTGGGCAACTCCGCAGCAAGTCATCGATATCACCGGGGTGTCGGTGACCGATGCGCAGCTGTCCCAGGCGCAGTCCAGCATCGAAATGTTCTCCAACCGGATCTACGACGACACGGCCCGGATCCGCACCCGGGACGTGTACTGGCTGCGGAAAGCGGTCGCCTACCAGGCGGCGTGGCAGAAGAGCCAGTACGACCTGCACACCCGCCTGGACGCCAACCAGGTCCAGCAGGACGGCGTCGTCGCCAGCCTCAACGCCACAGCGATGGTCCTCGGCCCGGAGGCCAAGCAGGCGCTGCAACGCTGCTCGTGGATGCGGTCCCGCACCATCCACGTGCGGTCGCCGTTCGTTGACGGCCATGGCGGCTACGCCAGCGCCCTCTCGGACGCCAGCGACGAGCAGTTCGAGTGGACACCCGTGGACGGTGCCTGATGTACCTGGCCACTACCACCGTCAGCATCCTCGGCGGCAGCAGCACGGACGAGTTCGGCGACGACACCGACGGCACCACGGTCCTGGCATCCGCCATCCCGGCGTCGCTCATCGAATCGGCCCGCACCGCATCCGAACCAGTCTCCGGGATCAAACGCATCGTGCGAACCCACGTCTGCCGGCTGCCACCCGGCACAGCAGTCGACGAGGACAAGCGGATCAAAGACGAGTCGACGGACGAGATCTACATCGTCGTCGCCGTCACCCGCAACGCCAACCCCGTCCTCGCGCAGCCTCTGCGCGCCGACCTGAAACGCACAGGACGAGCCGCCTGAGGCTCCGAAATAGAACACCGCCCCACTGGCATCCACGGCCCGTAAACGGCCGGCCAGCAGGGCAGCAAGCCCGCCGACCGTAGAGGAGGTGCAGGGATGGGTGCTGATTACCGCGTCGTCGTGAACGCCGGCTGGCCGGGCTGGGTCCGCAACTCCGTCACCCGCTACCTCAACAAACTCGGCAGGGAAATCCAGAACGACATGGAACGCATGGCCCCGGTGCGCACCGGCCGCATGCGGGCAGCGCTGTACCACGAGGTGAACCGCGGCGAGCTGCGTGTCGGCGTCCGCAACGTCCCGTACTGGAGCACCGTCGAGTTCGGGTCAGGGCCGCACATCATCACCCCGAATACGAAGAAGGCCCTGCACTGGCCGGGCGCCCGGCATCCCGTGAACCGGGTCTTTCACCCCGGCACCCCGGCCCAACCGTTCATGAGGCCGGCGCTCTACAAGCGGCGGGGGAGGCTCTGATGGCCGTCGTCCCCGTGGCGAACACGGAGCTGGTCGCCGTGGCCTGGCTGGCGTCCGCGGATGGGATCGAGCCGGGGCAGGTCGCGACGACACTGCCGTCCAGCCAGGAAGCGTGGGAGCCGAACGGGTTCGTCCACGTGGTCGGCGCTGTGGGCGGGAGTCCGCAACTGGACTACGCACTGCGCGAGCCGGTCGTCCAGGTCGACGCCTACGCGGTTAATCCCTCCTCCGGCAAGCCGCCGTGGGGCAAGGCGGCTTCCCTGATGGAGCTGATCGTGGCAGCGACCTACGACGAGGCCGGGCTCCAGCGGGCTCTCACGCTCCGGCCCGGCTATCCCCAAGCCCGCGTGCTGACCGCGCACTTCATGTCAGAGCCGCGGCGAGTGCCGGGCGATGACGCGTCCTTCGCCCGCTACCAGGCAGACCTTGTCCTGCACTGGATCACCCTCTAGGAGCGCCATGCCGACCGTCCGCACCAGCATCCAGCCCCACGTCGACCTCGAAGTCGGCGATGCCGAGTACCTCGACCTCAAGAGGCAGGGGCTCCTCATCGAGGACGCCGAGACGCCCACCGACACCGAGCGCACCCACACTCCTGCCGCCGCACCGGCCAAGTTCCCTGCCGCAGCGAAAATCAAGGAGTAGGCCATGGCGGTCACCACCACCAACTTGATCATGGGACCGGGGACCCTGTACATCGGGAACTTCGGTGCCACCGAACCCCTCGACACCGTCGTCAACACCACGCCGGCCGCCTCCGCCTGGACTGACCTCGGCGGCACGCAGGACGGCGCGAAGCTGACGATCGACCAGACGTACACCGACCTCGAGGTCGACCAGATCGTCGACGTCCCCGGCGCCCGCCTTACCAAGCGCCTGTTCACGATCGAGACGAACCTCGCCGAGCCGACGCTCGAGAACCTGAAGTACTTGCTGAACGACGGCACCGCGGCCAGCGGCTCGGGCTACAAGAGCTTCGAGCCGATCTACGCAAGTTCGGCGACGCAGCCCACCTACCGGGCGGCGATCCTCGACGGGTTCGCCCCCAACCAGCTGCGCCGCCGGTTCATCATCCGCAAGGTGCTCAGCTCGGACAAGGTCGAGTCGACGTACAAGAAGGACGGCCAGACCCTCTTCACCGTGAAGTGGTCCGGCTTCTACGTGTCCTCCGTCATCGCGCCGTTCAAGCTCATCGACGAGACCGCCTAGGAGCCACCGTGACCACCCGAGCGCCCAAGACCCGCACCGCTCCGGTGCCCGCACCCGCCGAAGACGACGGCGTGCTGCGTCTCTCGACCGCTTCGGTGCCCGCCGTTGAGGAGGCCCGCGAGCCGCTGTTCTACATCGACGGCGAAGAGTTCACCGTCCCCAAGCTGATCTCCCCGCGGATCGTGTACCTCGGCATCGACAAGATGCGCCGCGACGGCCCGCTGTTCGGTTCCATGTACGTCGCCGAACTCGTCCTCGGCAAGGAGCAGTACCAGAGCCTCCTCGAGCACTACGAGGCCGAGAGCATCACCCAGGACCAGTTCGACCAGGCCATCAAGGCTGTCACCTCCCTCTTCTTCGACCAGGAGAAGCGCGCAGCCCGCGGCGAGGAGGAGGCGGGAAAAGCTTCGGACGCTTCACTAGCCAGCTAGCAGACCACGCCTGGATCGTCGAGTACCGCGATGACGTCGACGCGGACTTCCTCGCGATCTACGGCATCGACCTCGAAACCGACGAGTCGCTGAGCGCGAAGCGGTTCCTTGCCAGGGCTGCCCGCCTGCCCGCCTACGACGGCGCCATGACCGCCGTCATCCACACCCTGACCGAACCCGCACAGGCAGCCGCACCTGCCACGCCCACCGAAGCCGAAGAGGTATCCGTCGACGCGGTCAACCTCCTCATCCCCGGCCTGATCGAACGCGTGGAGGTGTAGCCCGGTGTCCTTCCTCATCGCCTCCGGGCACGTCGAGGTCGAGGCCAAAACCGGCAAGGCCATGACGGCGATCACCGGCCTCGTCGGAGCGCTCGGCGCCGTCGGGCCCGTAGCCGGAGTCGCAGCCGCAGGCATCGCCTCCGCCGGCGCGGGGGTCGCCGCGTTCGGTGTCGCCGCCGCCAAGCAGATCGTCGACCTGAAGAACGCCACGCAGGCGCAGAACAAGTACGAAGACGCGGTCGCCAAGTCCGGGCGGGGCTCCAAAGAGGCGGCGCAGGCGCAGCTGGAGTACCAGCGGACGCTGGCAGCAATGCCGCGCGCCACCCGTGAGGCCACCGCCGCCTGGGCTGCGCTCACCGACGAGTACAAGGCATGGTCCGACAGTCTCGCCGACGACACCATGCCCGTCTTCACGCACAGTTTCCAGCTCTTCCAAGCACTGCTGCCGAAGACGACCGGCCTGGTACAGGGCACGTCGCGGGAACTGGACCGCTTCCTCACCCTCGTCGCCGGCGAGGTGGCGTCCCCCGGCTTCGACCGCATGATGGGCGACTTCACAGAGTTCGCCACCGGATCGCTGCGCTTCGGCCTGGACGGCATCCTGGAGCTCTCCCGCGCGGTGGCTGACTTCGGAGCAGGCGGCGGCTTCGACGAGTTCATCGACACGGCAGGCGACGTAGGGCCGGTACTGGGCGAGACTCTCGCGAACCTCGCAGAGGCAGTGATCAATCTCGCTGCGGCCGGCGGTGACCTGGGCATCTCCATGCTGACCGCCGTCAACGCTCTGGCAGAGCTGGTCAACGCCGTGCCACCCGAAGCCCTCGGAACCATGCTGCAGCTGTACGCGGCACTGAAACTGATCAGCGTCGGCGTGGGCATGGTGGCGGGCGCCGCGTCGGCTGGGGCGGTGGCCCGCCTCGGCGCCTACTTCGCACTGATGCGCGCGGCCGGTGTGGGACCGACCCTACGGGCGACCGCGGCGAGCATGACGGCAGTACAGAAGGCGAGCATCGGCCTCGGAGTCCTGGCCGTGGCCGCGATCGGCATCGACAAGCTGGCGGACAAGGCACGCGGGGCGCCCCCGGACGTCGACCGCCTGACGACCAGCCTGATGCGGCTCGCGGACACGGGAAAGTTCACGGGCGAACTGCGCGACGCATTCGGCAACATGGACGGCCTGGCCGACGACCTGAAGAAGCTGAGCGAGGCCCAGGCAGAGGTCGACCGCCTCCAGTCGAAGATGTCCCAGACGGAGCTATTCGAGATCAAGAACCGCACCAACCCGGTCGGTGACTGGTTCTGGGGCATGATCGACGACTTCAAGAACGGCGAGGAGTCGGCAACCGCCCTCGCGGACAAGTTCGGCGCTCTCGACGACGCCCTGGCCCATCTGGCGACCTCCGGGTACGGGCAGGCGGCAGCGGAAGACTTCGCCACCATCCGGGAAGCGCTGCGAGGCGAAGGCATATCCGACGCCGAGATCAACAAGACGTTCGACAACTACAAGGCGGCCGTCGCCAACCTGAAGGCGGAGCAGGAACTCGCCGCCCGCGGCATGGGCGTCTTCGGCGACATGGCCCTGGAGACCGGCCGCAAGCTGGAGTCCCAGAAGACGTCCGCGGACGGCCTACGGCAGGCGATCCTCAACCTGAACGACACGAACCGGGCGGCCTACGACTCGCAGATCCAGTTCGAGGCGGGCGTTGACGCGCTCACCGCCTCGTTCAAGGAGAACGGCGCCACCCTCGACATCAGCAGCGAAGCGGGCCGCAAGAACGGCGAGACCATGTCGGCGGCGGCCAAAGCGCACGACGAGATGATCGCCGCCGGAATCGCGTCGGGTGAATCCCTCGGGTCGATGACCAGCAAGTCTGACCAGCTGCGCACCACGATGATGCGGCTGGCAACCGATGCGTTCGACGGCAACAAGAAGAAGGCGCAGGAGTACACCGACAAGCTGCTCGGCGTACCTGGACAGGTCACAACCCTGGTGAAGGCGGAGCGGCAGGACGCGCTCACGGGCCTGAACGAGGTGCAGGCCGAGATCCAGAAGACGCCGGGAGCGAAGTCCGTCACGGTATCCACCCTGAACGCGGCAGCGATCAAGGCCCTGGAAGCCGTCGGCTACAAAACGAAGACGCTGCCGGACGGAAGCACCCAGGTCACCACGAAGAACGGCCAGGCCATCGGGTCGATCGGCGCGGTGAACCAGGCGATGAACAGTATCGACGGGAAGACGGCCACCACCTACCTGAAGACCGTAAAGATCACTGAGATCGTCACCAAGGGGAGCGGAAGCGTCCACAGCGCTGTGGGTGGCTACCGCCGTGCCCAGGGTGGACCTGTACCCGGCTACGCGGGCGGCGGCAACGTTCAGTACTTCCCCAACGGGGGATATGTTCAGGGCCCCGGCGGACCGATGAGCGACAGCATCAATGCGCTCATGGGATCCGGTGCAGCCGCCCGGGTTTCCGATACCGAGTACGTGGTGCGGGCCGCTGCGGTCGACAAGTATGGCGTCCCCTTCATGGATGCCCTCAACGCCGGGCGGCTCAGCCTTCCGGGCTTCGCCAAGGGCGGCAAGCTCACCGCGAAGCAGAAGGCCGCCGCCGCAGCGGAGAAGCAGCGGCAGAAGGAAGGCCGCGGCGCCCTCACCGGCGACGTCACCTTCTCTACGGCGGGGAAGCTGGCCGGCTTCAAGAACCCTGAGATGATCCACAACCTGGGCATGCCGGACTCCGTCAACGCCCTGGCTGGGTCGATCAACACGTACCTGGCGAACATCAGGAAGGCGTTCTCCGGCGCGACCGAGACGCGGCTCGTCTCGCAGATGATGAAGTCCGGCAAGGCGCTCCTCGACAACCAGAAGAAGCTGGAGTCGGTCAACAAGTCCCTCGACAAGGCGAAGGACGCGCTCGAGGACGTGAAGGGCAAGTTCGACCAGCTCAAGACGTCCGTGTCCTCGTCGCTGGTGAGCTTCGGCAACATCACGAAGATCGGCAAGTACGGCACCAGCCCCGAGACCTTGATCAAGCAGCTGCAGTCCGACACGAGCCGCACCACCCAGTTCGCGAGCATGCTCGAGCAGCTCAAGGGCAAGGGGCTCAACGGCCAGTCGATCAGTGAGATCGCGCAGGCCGGCGTCACCGGCGGCGGCATGGCGACCGCTCAGTCCCTCCTCAACGCGACGCCCGCACAGATCAAGCAGATCAACGAGCTTGAGGCGCAGCTGAAGAAGAGTGCGGACAAGGCGGGCACGGTCACGGCGGACGCCATGTACGGGGCTGGCGTGCGGGCCGCCGAGGGCCTGGTGAAGGGCCTCACCGCCCAGCAGAGCAAGATTGAACTCGCGATGATGGTGATCGCGAAGGCGATGGAGAAGTCCATCAAGGCCGCCCTGGGAATCAAAAGCCCGGCGAAGGTGATGGAGCCCATCGGCGACTTCGCCTTCCAGGGCGTCGAGCAGGGCTGGGTCAAGCGGGCCGCGGCGGGCAGCACCCTGCTCTCCGGCAAGGCGGCGGGTCTCCGGGTCCGGCCGGCCATGATGGCGGGCGCATCGGCCGCCTCCATACAGGGCGGCGCATCCGTCGTAGTCCACCTGACGCCGACCTTCAACACGATGACGCTGCCTGCCGCGGCCGAGCGGAAGGCGTTCGCGCAGGCGATGGCGAAGGACATCAACGACGCGCTCCTCGACTACCAGAAGGCGAGGCGTCGCTGATGCCCCAGGGCGACTACGGAGATCTGCAGGTGGGGCGGCTCCTGTTGCGGGAGACGTTCAAGGAAGGCGAGTCCGTCGGGACAGCGCGCACCCTCGACCTGGAAGGGCA